GTCGTCATCGCGCCCTGAACGTCGGTCGACGTGATGGACTTGCTGAGAAATCCCACAGCGCTGGTGTTGGTCGGGACGAAGTCGTCACAGGCCTCAACAGTGATAGTCGAAGTGCCAGTTGTGCCAACTCCCTTGTAAACAAGAAAGATGGCACTTTCATGATTTTCCAGACTCACGACGTCCGAAGTAACTGTGCCCGCGAAGGCGTCGGCCACGGGATCGAGCCCCTTGACAAAGTGCAAATTGTTGAGTAATTCGTAACGAGGCATGTTGGGTCTCCTTAGTGCGGGCGACTTGCGCCGCCCGCTCCGGTTTTATGTTTAGGCGCGGGCCGCAGTCGTCACAAAGGGCGACAGGGTGTTGGGGCCTTTGAACGGGGTGATCGGCTGTTTGACGCTGCTCTGGCCGTTGGCGTCGAACGACCATTTGAAGGTCATCTCGTCGAAGATGAACCGCACGTGCATGGATTGCGCAGCGCGGAGGCCGCCCTGGGTGATCATGACGTACTTGCTCATGTTCGCGAGCACAATGTCGCCAGCGTCGCCCAGCGTTTCGGCCTGCTCGACAACAATCACCGGGAAACCAAAGAAGGTGCCGTACTGCATACTCCCGACTGCGCTGTTGTTCGGCAGGAACACCGGCTGCTGGCCAACGGTCAACAGCGGGAATTGGCCGATCGTGTCCGGGTTGCAGAACCAAGCGATGCGGTCGCCCGGGTCGCGCAGAAGGCGAGAAAGCATGGCTGTAGCGTTTTCAATCACGAAGGTGTCGGCGGTCTGGCCGGACTTCTTGGCAACCTGCACGAGCAACTGCGCGCCGTAATTCTGCACGCTAAAACCGAGAGGCATACCAGCACCGTTGCCGCGCCAGATAGCGTCATCCAGTTTGAACGCAATCTCGGAGGCGAAGGCATTTTCCAGCACAGCACCCATGGCCGTTGCATTGCGGAGCAGGCGCTCCGTGGCATAAGTCAAACACTTCAGCGATTCCAGCCGCAATTCGTGGCGCGCAAATCTGGGCTTGGTGGCCGTCGGCGCGTCAGCTTCGCCGGTCCAGTACGCCTGGACGCCGCCCCAACGCGAACCGTTGGCGCGGCTGGTCTCGTCGATGTACGGCAAGTCGATGGAGTCAGAACCTTCGTCCATCGGGATCTCGTTCACCAGCGGGAAGATCCTAGCCGTTTCGCGGGCCCGCCGCAGCAGCAGGTCGGAAAACGCCGTCGCAATGGCAAAGCCGCCGTCGGCCGGAATGCTGGCCGAAGAGCCGGTGGCGGTCAGCGTCTCGAAGAGTCGCTTGTCAACCTTGCCACCGAGGCCCTGAAACGAGCCAGCAGGGGACTGAGCAAAAGCGATGGCCTGGAGGTTCTCGCCGAAGCTGGCCCAGGGCCGTTTCGCTTCGTTGTCGCTGATCACGCGAGCAGGCTCACGGGTCACGTTCTGCTTGGCCCGCGCTTCGAGCGCCTCGACCGCCGCCAACTGCTTGCGGACGGACTTCAGTTCGGATTCTTTGGCGTCCACGGTAGCAAGATGCGCGACCGGGTCGGCGGCGACCGCAGAGGCCGCCAGTAATGCGCTGTAGTCGTTTTCCAGCGCGGAGACGGAGGAGAGTAGTTCTCGTTTCGTCATGTGTGCTCCTTATTTGCTCAACACCCGCCAACGCCGCTCTCGCAGCGCCAGCTCGTGCCGGGCGTGGTTTTCAGCCGCGCTGGGCGCGGTAGAAATTCGTTTGGCCGCCGAAAGGCTGGCCGAAAGAAACTTGGCTCCAGGATCGGCCCCAATAGGCACGATGGAGATCTCAAACGGCCTCCACTTGCTCGCCAGCAGGTGTGGCCGCTTGACCGTCGAATCCGGCGCCTGGGTCATTTCAACGATCTGAACGCCCATGGAAACGCTCGTAAGAATGCCGTCCTCGATGTCCTGCCACACCGGTGCCACATCTTCCCGGTCGGAAAACCGCAGGGTAGCCTCGTAGCCGCGACGGGTGCGCCGCGGATTCTCCACCACGCCGAGGACATACTCGACCTCTTCCTGCTGGTGGCCGTTTAGCACCGGTTTCCCCGCCAGCTGCGTAAGGTCGCCGCCGTCCATGCCGAACGACAAGTCGTATACGTCGCCAGACCACATATCGACTCGCTCGACCTTCGCGCCCGAGTAAAACAGCACGTCACGCTTGCGCTTGCCGGGTAGTTCGACCTTGTCGCCCTCCTCCGGCATCTGCAGGAGGTCGGCCGGCCGCAGCGACGACAGAAGTGATTGCGGCGTCTGCAGTAGTAGCTGCTGTGCTTGGTCTACATTCATTGCTGACCTCCCTGAAACGCGCCCGCCTGCGCGACCGGAACCATGGCACCCTGCACCAGGTAAAGTTCGCCGCCGTCGTATGGGTTCATGTTTTCCTTCGAGCGAATCTCGTTCGCATTCAATGCGCCGATGTTTCGCATGGCGCTGTAGTAGTTCGCCCGGCTGGCCGCGTCGCCCCGCAATAGCGCGTCCATGTTGAACTCGGCGTAATAGTTCGTGGCCTCACGCGGGCCAAACAGTTGCAGGTTGATGCGCTTCTCGATGCGCGTCAGCCAAGGCCGGATAGTGTGCGTCGCAAAGTCGATGCCCTGATGCTCAATGTTGTTATTCGTCGAGCGCGTAAGGTCCTGAATCATATGCGGCGGCACCCGGAAGATGGAGCAGATGTCGGCCTTCTGATACTGGCGCAACTCCAAAAACTGCATGTCGCGGTGATTGATGGCAACGGTCTTGATTTCCGCGCCCTGCTCAAGCACGCCGATCTTTCCGGCGTTGCGAACGCCGCCGTAAGACTCCATCAGCCAGGTCTGCAGGTTCTTGCGCGCCTCGTTGCTCAACGCTTGCGGCACACTCATGTAAGCGGGCGGCGTGGCGTTGTTCTTGAAGAAGTTGGCCCCGTAGCCTTCGGCGTCTTGCGTCATGCCCAGGGCCTGCGCCATGTAGCCCACAGGCGAGTAGCCGGTCAGACTATCTTCGCCGTCGTAGCCCAGGCCTGGAATGTGCAGGATGTCCGACGCGGTGTACATCTGCGAGCCGTACTGGTAGACCATCACGCCGGTTTCCGGGTCGCGGAACACGCGCATCGACGACGGCGAGAGCGGCGTAAGCTGGGTCACGTCGCCGCGCTGGTTGGTCTGGATCCGCGCGTAAAAGTTGCCCGACAGACACAGGCACTTCGCCGCCAACTCCCAGAACTCAAAAGCGGTCATGTCCGGGTTGGGCGAGTCGTGCAGCAAATAATAGAGCGGATGGTTGCGATCCAACTCGCGGCCATCTCGGCCACGCCGGTAAATCCCCAGCGGCAGGCTGCCGATGGTCTCGGCAATCACGCGCACGCACGCCCACACGGCAGTGATACGCATGGCGGACTCGCTCGACACGTAGTACTTGCTTCCAGACACGGGCCGATACCAGAAGTCGTTATCCGGTGGCGGCGTCGCGCCGAGCTTGACCATGAGCTTGCCGAAAAGGTTCATCCGGTATCACAATCCCTACTGCATCGTGCTACCACGGTATCACGAATTTTGCTTGGCGTGCTACCAGCCCAGCGTCACTGGCACCATGTCCTCGTACACCGAACGCTCCTTCGGCTTGGCACTCGTGCTGATGCCGGTCGCCATGACGCACGCGATGACTAGGTCGTTGCGGGTCGTTTCGCGGTGGCGGTCAGGGTGGACCGGCTTGATGTTGCCCGCCGGGTCGCTGGCGATCTCGCAGCATTCGATGTTCCAGCGCAGCACCGGTGAGCCGTCATGCACCAACTGCCGCTCATGCACCAACTGCTCGAAGCGCTTGGCGGCTGGCGACATCGACACGTAGCCCTGGCCGAACTCCACCACCTGAATGCCAGCGTCCTGCAGTTGCTGCGCTGTGTCGCGTGCGCCATAACGGTCGTATGCAATGGCCTGGATGTTGTACTGTTCGGCCAGCTTTTCGATGTGTGCCACCACGTAGCGCCAATCGACAGTGTTGCCGGGCATGGTCTCGATGTGACCGCCCTGCGCCCACTGGACATAAGGCACGCCGTCGGTTGCCGTTTTCTCAGCCAGCATTTTCGACGGCAGGTATGCCCAGGCCCGGTAATAGACTTTGCCCTGATATGGCCAGCACAGTGCAAATGCGGTCAAGTCCCGCACCGCGGCAAGGTCCAGGCCGCCCCAGCACGGCACGCCGGCCAAGTCTGGGAACTCGTCCATGCACTGGTCCCAGTCGCGCAGCGGTATCCATGTCGTCGTCGCGCTGGTCCACTGGTTCAGGTACAGCCGCCGAAACGTGTTCTGCTTCTCGGGCCGCGCCAGCGCCTGCCGGAACTCCTCTTCGTAGTCGCGGATGTCGTGCAGCACCCCAAGCGTCGGCAGCGCCAGCGGCCACAAGCTCTGGTCGGTCCAGTCAGCGTCAATCGGCACCTCGTAAATCAAGGGGAAGTACGACTCGTCCTGGATTTCGCCCGACGCCACGCGCTTGGCGTACTGATACTCTCTGTAGCAGATAGATTCCTGATTGCTCCCCGCCGTGGTGATAGTCACCCACAGCGGGTTGCGACGCGACTTTGATCCGGTGGTGAGCGCGTCGTAAAGCTCCTGCTCGGCAATGCCCCAGGCGTGCAACTCATCAAACACGACCAACGATGGGTTGTACCCGTGCTTCCCGGCGCCGTCGCTCGACAGGGCGCGGATGATTGAACCAGACTCGTTGTGCCGGATCAGCTTGCGAGACTCGGTGATCGTCACCAGCGGGAGCAGGTCCTCCGATGCGCGAATCATGTCGGCCACGGCGTCAAAACAGATGCTCGCCTGGTCGCGGTCCTTCGCGGCCATGTAAATTTCCTGCTTTTTCTCCTGCGACAGGAAAAACTCGGCGACGACCAACGCGGCGACGGTCTGGGTTTTGGCTTGTTTCCTGCCCATGGACGCAAACGCCTTGCGGTACAGACGGCGGCCGTCGGCGCGTTTCCAGCCGAGCAGGTTGGCAATCAGTTTCCGCGAGTGCGGCAGCAGCTCAAACGGCTCTGGGCCGCCGGAGCGGGTGGCTTTGGTCAGGGTGAGGCCGCCGATAAGCGTCTCGGCCATTTGCACCGCGCTCAGGTCCAGCCAGTTGCTGTTACTGGTGCTTTGTTTTGGCAAGCTCTAAGACCTTTGCCAAGGCCGTCTTGGCGACCGGCTTTTCAACGTCGCGGATTCCGGCGCGGCCACGGCTTCTGGGCCCGATGCACAGTTGGCCGCGCAATTCTTCCATTTGCCGGGTTAATGCCAGCCAAACGCGGTCGTCTGCTGCCGACTCGCGGCGATACGTCGCTGAGGCGAGGTCGGCGTACAGCGCGGCGTCGGCCTGGCGCATTGGGACGCCAGCGGCGCGATTGTCTTCGACAAGTTGCTGGAAGATGGCGACCTCTTCGGGGCACAGGTTGGCCGGCGGGGCAATGGATTCCTGGATGATCGGGCCGGGCTTCGGCGGCGGGTTTTTCGGTATCGGTCCTCGTAGTCCCATGATTTCCAGTTA